TGTGGCCGAAGCTGTCATCGATTGGATGCCTACTCGGACTGGAACTGTCGCGGGGTTTAGAGCTTTTGAATCCGGCGATGTTATTAATATGCCGGGAATCCCATCTAACTTTGATGTCGCTCGGGTTAGAGCTGCCGATGCTGGAATAACAATTAATGTTAATGCGCCAAGTATTATCGATGAAGAAGCCTTCCAGCGAACAGTAGTCAATGCGCTTAATGAAGCTGCTAACCGAGGTACTGGTGGCGGTGGCGGACTTAGGACAAGTGCTCAAGTTCTATGACCTTATGGAGTCCGGTTTATCGCGTAAAGGCTAACGGCACTAATGTCACCGGCATAACCCTTACCGGATTTACTATTTCATCCGGTCGCAAAGACATTAACGCTTTTACTGAAGCCGGTTATTGTAATATTACTCTGATAAATACTAATAACACCTATTACCCTTTTACAGTAAATACCAGCATCAATATCGAGGTTCAAGACTCTAACGGCGATTGGGTTGCTTTATTTGGTGGCCGGATTTCAGATATCGCTACCGAGGTCAATTCAGCCGGATCAACGGCAGTAGTTACCCGAATCAATATCATCGCTCTTGGAGCTTTATCTAAACTTCAAAGAGCTTTATTTGACGGCAACCTAACTGAAGCCTTAGACGGCGGACAAATGTCTCAACTTTTGACCGACCTTCTTTTGGGCTCTTGGAATGAGGTATCAACCTCAGAAACTTGGAATGATTATGATGCTACGACCACTTGGGCTAACGCTGAGGATGTGGGACTTGGCAACATTGACGCTGGCGAATATACAATGTCTAGCCGTCAAATATCCGATTCCTATATTTTCCCAATCGCCAACTCAATCGCTCAATCAGCTGGCGGATATCTTTACGAGGATGCCTTCGGAAATATTAGTTATGCCGATGCGAGCCATAGGCAGGATTACCTTGTGGCTAATGGCTATACCGACTTAGATGCCAATCACGCAATCGCCGCCGGAGTCTCCTCAGTATCCCGTCAGGGCGATATCGTTAATAAGGTCACTATCGACTACGGCAACAATTTCAACAGCTCTTATACGGCTCAAGATGTCACAAGTCAGGAAACCTACGGTCTTTATTCAGAGCAACTAAACTCTTACATTAAAGGTCAATCTGACGCTGAGGACTTTGCTGATCGAGTCATATCCCTTCGCAGCTATCCCCGAGAGCGCTTTCAGTCAATCACCTTCCCAGTCCATTCAACCGAAATCGATGATACCGACCGAGACGCTTTATTAAATATCTTTATGGGCTTACCCATCCGCCTCAATAACCTTCCGCCTAATATCTCCCTCGGCCAGTTTGAAGGCTTTGTTGAAGGCTGGACTTGGCGCTCAACAGTTAATGGCTTATTCCTAACCCTTACAGCTTCTCCGACCGCCTATAACGCGGTAGCTCAACAATGGTCACAAGTCAATGCGGCGGAAACCTGGAATAGTATGCTTAATACCTTAGAATGGCAGGACGCGATTGGAGTGATTAGTTAATGGCAAATACCACAAACTTCGGCTGGGAGACTCCGGACGATACCGACCTAGTGAAAGACGGCGCAGCTGCTATGCGCACTCTTGGATCAGCAATCGATACCTCGATGGCGGATCTTAAAGGCGGCGCGAGCGGATATATTCTTTCTAAAGCTTCGGCAACCGATATGGATTTTACCTGGATTGCTAATGATCAAGGCGATATCACCGGAGTCACCGCTGGGACTGGATTAACCGGTGGCGGCACAAGTGGTGCGGTCACTTTAACAAATGATATGGCTACGACTATTACCGCATCCGGAGATATTGTAGTTGGAACAGGATCAGGCACTTATGACAATTTGCCAATTGGCACAACCGGTCAAGTTTTAACGGCTGATACAACAGTTTCGCCATATAAAGTTAAATGGGCTGCCGTTGGTGGTGGTATGACTTTACTTAGCACTACAACACTAACTAGCACAACAGTAACAATAAGCACTATTAGTCAAGACTATAAACACCTATTTTTATATTGTAAAGGTGTCACTACAAGTTCTGAAGGCGAAGCATTACAAATGCGATTAAATGGTGATACTGGAAACAATTACCATTATGGTTATATTAGAAACATTGGTTCAACAGTTGCCGGTTCTTGGCAAACTGAAAGTAAAGTGCAATTAATTGACAGAAATCAATCGGGAGCAACAGTTTCAGAATATGGTTCTTGCGGTTTTTGGATTTGGGATTATAAATCAACTGATTGGATAGATGGCCAAGGTCAGGCGTTGGGTCACGATAACACAAATGGCTATAATGCTACTATCAGTTTCCGATATAATTGCACCGCAGCAATAACATCGATTACGCTTTTTCCAAGTGCAGGAAATCAAGGCGGAACTGCTTATTTATACGGAGTTAATTAAATGACTAAACCTTTGATAAGAGAACATAACATTGCAACTAACGAAATCATCGATAGAGAAATGACCGATGAGGAATTTTCTCAGTATGAAAAAGACCAAGCCGAAGCAAAATCAAAGCGAGAACGCGAAATTGAAGCGGAAACTAAACGCAAATCGGCACTCGCAAAACTTAGTGCTCTTGGTTTAGAAACGGATGATTTAAAGGCTCTAGGTCTTTAATATAATTTTGTAGATAATGGCAAAACTTTGCGCAGCTGGAATCCAATTAAGAGAACAGATTGATGATGAATTTTGTCAAAGGGATAGGCGCAGCGATGGTTGGATTGCTGATGCTCGCCACCTTGCTAACAGCTCTAATTCTGATCATATCCCGCGAGATGGAATTGTTCGAGCTTTAGACATCGATGCGAACCTTAACGACCATCCCGAATCTACTTATGCTGTTGTGGAGCAAATTAGAAAATGCGCCAAACGCGGGGACAAGCGAATTAAATACATTATCTACGATGGCAGAATTGCCAGCCCAATCCTTAACTGGCGCTGGAGAAAATACAAGGGTTCAAACCCTCACCGCTCACACTTTCATTGTAGCTTTACGACCTTAGGCGATAACGATGGGTCTTGGTTTGACCTGACTGGAGAGAGAAATGAAAAGAGATCTAGCAAGAGCAGCCGAAAGCTGGCTAAAGACATTCCTAGCAGCAGCCCTAGCGACCTATCTAGGAGTCGGATTGGATGCGGAGACGATTCTCAATGCTGCCATTGCTGCCGTATTGCCGAGCATAATAAACTGGCTTAATCCATCCTACGAGCGTTACGGCCGGATTAAGTAATGCCTACCGAGATTGCCGCCTTTATCGCGTCCGTCTTGGGATCCATTGGCTTATTAATTGCCGGACTTCGCTACATAATTAAACTCGAGAACCTTCCGCTAATTTCCAGACTCGATAAGTTAGAATCTACCCTTGAGATGGCTTTGAGGGAGAGGATGCCGAGTGCCAACAAGAAAACGCGCCGCTAAGAAGAAGCCGGTCAAGCGCCGGATTCGTCCTAAAGAGCCACCTACCAAACTTGATTACTGGGCTATCGCAGCTCAAGAGATTTACAAATCCTGCCGCAATGCCGGTATGGATGAGGGCACAGCTCTTGCTTTCGCTATGGATCGAAGCTCTTGGCCTGACTGGGTGATCGATGCCAATGACCCCATTCGCAAAATTGGATGGGAAGATGGCGAGGAAGATAACTAATTTACTTCCGCGAGGTCGAACTCTTTGAGGCGCTGAAGGCCGAATATCCGGACTTAACGCCCCTCTCAGCGACCGACCGAGCAGACGGCATTACCCACAATGCCTACCTTGAGCTCAAGTGCCGTAGAACCCATTACGACCAGTTAATGATTGAACGCCACAAGTGGGATTACTTGGCCGAAATAAGGGCTAGAACGGGCGCTAGAACCCTCTACATAAGCGCTACGCCTAAAGGGGTCTATGAGTGGGACTTAGGGGCTATAAACGCCCCTGAATGGCTTTTAAAGTACCTTCCTGATAAGACCGACTTTGCCGGTGCTAAGAAGGTCGAGAAGTGGGTCGGATTCCTAGATATCCGACACTCCCGCCTCTTACTTGTTTAAATACATTTAGACCCTTACGCTTCTCAGGTAATTGCATTTAGGCAATTGCAGACGGGAGCAAAATGATAAATAAACCGGATGTAATTCAATTTGATTCACAAGCCGGGGCTTGGACGGATGGAACTAATTGGGTTAAGGGCTCGATTATCCGCCGTTACGCGGTAGAGAAATTAGGCCGAAAAGGATCACAAAGAGGCCGACTTTCAAGAGCTGAAATATCAGCGTATTTCCTAGATAAATTTGGGGTGAGCGCTGATGTCAGATAACCAGTTGCTATTTCTAATGATTGCAATTCCCACCGCGATTGTTTGGTGGGCAATGATTAGAGCTGAAAACAAGGAAGCTGAAGCTTTCCAAAAAGGCTATGAGAGAGGTTTGGCTGATGGCCGAGTTATCAGATCGAGGGCTTAATGAATGGATTGAAGAAGCCCTCAACACTCTTAATGACCGGGGATTGGAATATGGTGATCCGCGGGACAACCTATTACGCATTTACAAATTATGTCGCGCCCTCGGTGTTCAGCTGCGAGACCCATCTGAGCTGGCATTGGTGTTTATCGCGACAAAACTCAGTCGAATGGTGGAAAGCCCAATGCGGGAGGATTCGTATCTCGATCTCATTGGATATGCCGCTATCTTGGCTAGAACCCGATTTACCGATTGGAGCGACTTTGGCGCTTTTGAGGAATAGCAATATAAATCAATATTGCGATTATTGCAAGATGCGATATGCCCATTTATCAAGAAGTGGCGAATTGCATCCATTAGCCCGTAAGCCAGCATATTGGAAGATAGTTAGCGAACATCCTAAGCGCAAAGGAGTCACTCGATTTTATTGCTTAGAGTGCGCAGCTGATATGCAGAATTGGCCTGATGGGACATTCTATTCACTAAAAGAGCAACTACAAGACGCGCTAAAAGACACAGCGCAAAGGGAGGCAATAAATGTCGAACTACCTAGATGATTATGTCGGAGTGCAAGACCGGCTTCGAACATTTATCAAAGATTACCCAGATTACAGAATTAAAACCCATTGTTTAGCAGAATCATTAGTAAAGGAGTGCGATGTCTATATCGTCAAAGTGGAACTCTATCGAACTGAAGCTGATCCGAATCCTTTTGCTACGGGTCTATCGACGGAGTCAAAGAGCAAGCAATATGCATTGGAACTTGCAGA